TCGTCTGCGATGTGATCTTCTGCGTCTGTATCGACATCGTCAGGTTTGTCTTCGTCTCGAGGTATTGTCGGCAGCAGGTTAATACAGTTCGCGCAGGTATCAAAAATAAATACCCCAGGGTTCTCGCGTGGCCCACCATCAGCATTCGGAAGAGCACTCTTCAGATACTTTCGAACCTTNTCCCACCCTGCAATCCGAGAACCAGGNCTCTTGTCCGCCCTCCCCCATTGTACCCCATAATATAGTTTCCCATCGATACGGACATGCTTTGACATATCTGCGGCAATGCTATTTCCGTTTTCAACGTCAAAAATGCTACCATCAGCGGGGCCTGGTTGCACACGCCCGATATATCCAGCAAGGATTTCGCGTTCAACAATACCCTTAGCCACTTCGATAGCCAGCATTTGGAGGCCTTGGTTCGGCTTACCCGTGCACCCGTACCATTCGCCAATGCGAAATAGGTCACCGCGCACACTGCTACGGATGCGCCCGTGCGCATCGACGTAATCAGAACCATCGCTTTCGGCCCACCAGCCCACGCTAAACGGTTTGGAGGAGCCCCAGTCAAATGATCGATCAATACGCCATGTTTTTGGAATTGGAAAAGGTTTAACTACATGATGCAAACGGTCCCATATGTCATCAAACATGCCGCCCGCAGTAATGTCCCAATTCCCTTTCAACCACGCCTCACGCTTGTTCTTGTCTGTCATCGCATCCATTTCAGCGATGTATTTCGGGCTCAGGTATTTGTTCTCGCGGTACGATCCAAAGATATGCGTCTGTGTAACAACGACATCTTCTTTTTCTTTAGTCTGAGGGTTGAACACATTGCGGGTCTTGCGCACAAGTTTACCCATGGGCGCAGCATCGATGAAACGCTTCTTCACCCAATTGTGCCCAGCCCCGTATGGATTGCAGGTTGCAAACACCTCAAGCGGAATCTCAGGAAGTAAGAACTCCCGTGCGTTCTTATAATCATAAGGAACAAAAACAATCTGCCCAGTCTTCTCATAAATATCGCCGTCAATAGTGACAGGATAATCCTCAGGACGAAACGACGAACGGTTACACGACATCATCATATCGAATAGACTGTCCGTTGGATACTTTGTAAGCTCGTTCCATCCCAGAAATGNAAACTCTTGACCGTGATACGACCAGTAATCGTTATCACGTTGAATAGCGCGGAACATAAGCTCCTCACCCGTGGGCCACACCCATCGGTAATCGGATTTTGGAGCTCAGGAACCGTGCACCGTCTTTTGAACTCTGGAAACCAGCGCATTGACTTGGATTACCAAGTCATCCAAATTCTTATACTGACGGTCAAAAATAACACCGCGCCAAAACTTACCGTTATCCCTTGCCCGACACGTACGGCGAAAACGCATTAAGCTGCGCCATCCGTATTGTGCGTGACAACGTAATCCCCGAGTGACAATTAAACCGGACGGATTATCGACTTTAATACAAATTGTTTCTACTTTGTCTAGTTCCTTAACATCAACAATTCGGCGCCACAATGTATCCCATTGATATGGTTTTGTTTTTTCGAGTTTTCTTTTCAATCTAAAAACAGGAAATTTATTTCCCGGTTGAATATAAACTCTCCAACAATCCTTGTGGGTTTTTCCATTCACCACGGTACGACTAGATTTTAAGGAAGCTCTTCCCCCAAGAGACCAAGCGAGTTCTTGAACTCCGCGACTTAATTCTTTACTTGATGATCCGAAATCAACCCAACCGCCGCAACGATCTACAGTCCCATCTGTATCCATTAAACCTTGCAGAAGCGCCAGCCGTTGTTGTACAGACGCATGCAAATAAATGTTAGGAATATATTTTTCATGAGACAGCTTTCCTCGAAGGCCTAATGCCCACAGTTGTTGCCTGATATTATCCGGAAAGCCAAAATTTCTGACAACATGGTTTACAGTTCGGGAATCAGATTTCCATTCCCTAAACCCGTGGAGCATAACATAATCTGCAATTTCGTTATCGGTTGTACAAAATGAGCCGCTTTGCGTAAATGAACCATCACCTAACAACAATCCCAATAGATAAGGATCAATTGGAAGGGTTTTTCCTTCAAACTCAACAGGAAGAGTGGTCGGTATGTGAAGCCTAGCTGCGTAAGTACGAAACCTTTTAAGTATTTCACCCATTCCCATAACTCTATCAATTCTAGAGCCCTGAACATGGATATACCATAAATGCTGATCGTCACAAACAGCAGTCGACCCATCTTCAAAAACGATTTGATAAGTCTGCCTTATACCCTGCGGGAATACACCAACGATAGTGCTATATCCGCCTTCAGGTCGAATTACTAAGTCACCACATCTCAGAGTACCGACAGCTTTCGGTCCTGTTGGAGTGTAGATGATTTCGTCTAATGGGAACCCTTTCCCAGGCCCCCGAGTGCCGTGGTAAAGAATAACGTCAGCAGGGCAAGCCATAGCCAGGGTCTGTGACCCAGGCAGGGGCTTCCATACAGCTTTAATCGGAGCGGGTGTCACGAACGAGCTTCTCCTGCGACTCTGCAGCAGCTTGTTCCCACTCGTCCAAACTCGCAATACCAGGTACTTGCATAACGCCGCCTTGTACTTTGACGTTCTGCTCCACCCTCTTAGGGGCCTGCATACCATAGAGCTCCGCAAGGGCGCGGAGCGCTGTCACTCGAGCTGCGTGGGAACTGCCGGGCCCCTTATAGTAGGCCTCTTTAATCAAGGCTTGTTTGACACGTGCCTTGTTGTATTCTTCGTCTGCCTTAGGGTCCGCAGGTGCAAACTCCAAGGCTTTGATTCGACGCTGCACATACGGGCGTTCCATGAATTGCATACCGTATTGCACAGCAAAGCTCTTCTGGAAACCGCATCGCATCGCTGCGTTCGTGGGGCTATAGTCCACGAGGTATTCCTGGACAAAGAGGTCCAAGAGAGCACGCTCACGAGCGGGGATATTCTCCTCGTCCGGGATGCACTCAGGGAATACAAGCTCTTGGTCCAACACAGTTATTTCCAGTTAGGCAAACATAATCCGGAGTATAACGAACGCGGACTCGGATACTAATGAGTATTCGGTCCGTCACTGTACCACTCGCGTAATGCGTCCACCTTTGCGGAGCATATATCAAACGCTAGGTGCCAATCCCGCAAGCTAGTTACGAGGTCTCTGTTTGTCTGGATTTTTGGAGGTGTAGCTGGCTTGCACGTTTCCAGCAGGTATTCCGGCGGGTGTGCCGTTTCCACCACTCGCTCCATTATGGTTTTCTGCGTCGAGCAACCGAGCAAGTTCAGCAGGCACAGGCTGATCAAGATACTTACGAACGCTCGCATTGATTTTCTCCAGTTCATGGACTTTCGTCCGACTTTCCAAATCTCGCGCTGCTAGTGTCTCGTATTGCTTCACCAGTGTCGTGAGCGCCTTTGCGTCTTTTTCACGCAACCCCTTCAACGTACTAATGGTCTCATTTTGCCGTTCGTTGACAGCTTCGACCTCCGTCACACGACCAGAAAGGGCGACGTTTTCTTTTACCAGGCCGTTCTTCTGTAACCACATGGTTATGGTTGCACCCGCCGTTACGAGCAGCGTGGCAATCAATGCGTATTCAATCACAAGGCGAACGTTACCAGTAACAAACGAAATAGCGCGACCGAAAAAAGGCAGCTTACTGAGAAGTTTGATCATTTGTCACATCACTCCCGACACCTAGCTTTTTGAAAGCTACTTTTTCTAGAATACGAATGGAGGCATTGGCGCCCAACCATCCGCATACGCCGACAATGAGTCCAGTCCATTGATCGTTAAGACTTAGCGCATTGCAGGCTAGGGTTACAAGGATACCAACAAACCCCGCAGCGAGACTTTCTATCATAGCCCGCAGCCACGAAATTCGATCCGAGCGATCCAAAGCGCGCATAATGTGTCCGAGAAATCCACCAACGGAGGCAAGTAGGGCATAGGCCGCAGTCTTGCCCCACCATGTCTGAAAAATTGCATCCAGCATCACCGCCCCACGTTGCAATGCCGAGTGCACTGCGTTAGATATGCCGCTAGTGTACCAGCACTCTAGTTACGGAAGGCTATCTGATAACATCCTGCTCAGGTGTCGAATACTGCATACCCTTGATCCATTTTTCGGTTACAAGCCGAGTAGCTTCCAACTTGGTAACAAGACCGTCCTTGTTTGTATCAAGGACAGCATTCTGCCGGTACGCAACACCAGAAGAAAATAAAACCGAGCTTTCCGGGGCGCCAACAAACTTGGGCAACAGGATGGCCATATACATATCGGATAGTGTGGTTATCCGTTTGTAATAGGGGCGGAAATACTTCTTCACATAGTCGAGTTGGTGTTCAGCAGTCATCTTTGCAAGCTGCTGAGTGGTCGTGCCAAGTTCCACAGCAGTAGCAGGCATAAACTGAATAAGCCCTACAGCACCACTACCCGCACCATTACGCACGCTGGGGCTAAAACTTTCACCGGATTCGAATGCCATGCACGCCATCAGGTACGTAGCGTGGTCGTTCGTCCAATTGAAGTCCCGACAAATTTGGATAACCTTCTTACGAAAGTCAGGATTGACCTTTTGTCCCCAGGGCATGTAAAACACATTAGNCCTCTTTCAGTTTAAGCCGCTTCTTTACCTCACTGTGAATGAAGAAAATTNCGTCGGCGAATATCCAGATAGCTGTCGGTAAGGTCGTGCAGTATGGTACGCCAGTGTTCCGAGGTCTCACCGGAAGGCGCAGCCTTGCAGACCTCGTCAAACTTCATCTGTATGCCGGACATCTGAATGTTAATGACATCCAACTGGTCCAGCTTCAATTGTGACATCCGCATCAGGTCCTTAATTTCGAGTTCCGCGTACATAGGCGCCTCAGAATAGTGTTTGATGTCCGATTTCCGGCGTTTCAGATTTCTT